TTAGAGTTGCTACCGGTGGTGGCAAGTCTGCAATCATAGCTTCGTTAATTGGTAGGCTCAATGTGCCAACGCTGCTTCTAATTCATAAGCAGGACATCTTTCATCAGCTGGTTGCAGGTCTTAATAGGGACCTTGGTATCACTGTTGGAGAGATCGGCTGCGGCAAAGTTATACCAAGAGATATAACGGTCGCAATGATTCAAACTATACACCGCGCATATGGTGGTACGTACCAAGGATTAAAGGATGTTGAAAAAGATGCTACGGACATATCTCGCCCAGAACTTATACAACAGGTTGTAGAGAGGGCTGAGTGCGTCATCATTGACGAGGCACACCATGTCAGTTCTACGATCTATTCTAAAGTCATGTCAGAATGCCAGAAAGCGTATTACCGCTGGGGTTTCAGCGCTTCGCCTTGGAGAGAAGATAATTCTGACTTGTTGCTTGATGCTCATACGGGTGCGAGATGCGTTGACATCTCTGCTTCGGAGCTTATTCAACGTGGCTATCTTAGCAAGCCTACTATTTATCTACACGAGTTTGATCATGGTCGCCCTAATGCTTTTGGTTATCCACATATGTACGAGCAGCAAGTGGTTAATAATACCTTTCGAAATAAGGCAGTGGTTAGGGTAGCCCTGAAGGCAGTAGCTGCAGGTAAGAGCTGTCTCATCGCGGTAACGCGCATAGAACATGGAAGGATGTTAGAGGCCATGCTTAAGAGCGTTGTTCCTGGTAAGATTAGATTCGCTAGTGGTCAAATTGATTCTGTTGAGCGAAAGAATATCTTAGATGATCTTAATAGTAAGAAAATAGATATAGTGATCGCTACTACCGTTTTCGGAGAGGGAGTAGATTGTCCTTCTCTCGATGTGCTTATTAATGCTAAGGCAAACAAGTCTTCAATCGACTCTCTTCAGCTCATCGGCCGAGCGCTACGAAAGACATCGAAGAAGAACAAAGTAACCGTTATTGATATGTATGATGATCATTGCAAGTATCTAGGTACCCACGCAAAAGATCGTTTAAAGATATACAAATCAGAGCCGGAGTTTATCATTAAGAAGATTAAAGGTCCTGAAGAAATAATATTCCCTGCGTAAGATTTTGTCGCAGATGCTGTAATATTTGTCATGACTTTAAATGCATCAGAAGCAATCGTTGGTGAAGTATACTCAACCTCCTCCGGTATATCCGTTGAGGTAATTGAGAAAAGAACGCAGGCGGTTATTGTTAAGTCCTTAGAGACAGGTAATAGTGTTACGTTACCCCTAAGCTACCAATTAATCCCTGTTATAAAAAATATGGAGGTGGTAACAATGTCAGAAACTAATCAGCCCACAGGTTCAGCGGGTTTAGCCGTTGAAGCAAAGCCGAAGGCAGGGAAGCTAAAGAAGTCTAACGTAGTTGATGAAGGTCTTCGTACAGGGCTTTCAGTAGACGATATCGTTAAGAACGTTTTAGCTGCCTTCCCAGAGACGCCTGAAAAGAGCGTTCGTAATCTTGTAAGTGTACGTCGTTCTAAGCTTAACAAGAAAACAGCTTAATTTTTGAGAGCATCGGGCTGCTCACTCAAAGAAGCACTTGGAGGCCTCTCGCAAGAGGGGCCTCCATTTTATTCATATGAAATTTATTCCGCACGAGCACTGCCTAAAATGTTTCTTCGCTGAGAAGCTCCAATGGGTATGGTGGCCTACCTTTATAACATCTGAAGGCGGAGTAGTTTATCATCAAGAAGTTAATGTATAAATAGAATGCTAATGGTTCAACGAGAGAAGAGTCTCCGGGATTACAACTCGAATGACTTTGTAAAATACTTCGCTAAGAAGTTCAACGACTCGCAAGGCAAAGTATACCCTATTATATTCGCTAGGGATAGCGCCATCATGTTAAAAGTGATGCGAAAGTTCTTTGAGGCTGGTCGTCCTCTCAAAGACATATTCAAATTTATCGATGATATGTTTGAAGAATACCCTAGGCGCAAAAGACTAACGCCGATAGATATGAACTGGTTATTTAGTATGACTGGAATATATCTTAACGTTAAAATAAAGGACACAAAATCTAATAAAGTTAAAGCTCCAGAAATGGAACTTGACGACGAGATGAAAGCATGGCTAGAATCCGAAAAGGAAAAGCTGCAGAAACCAAAGCAAGATTAGAAGCTTTGGAAGAGAAGAAAGCAGAAGAGCCTAATAAGCAGTTGTGCTGCAACGTTAATCCTCTTAGAGAGTGCTCCAGATGTCCTACTAAATATTGTGAAGAACATCTCAAGAAAGCTTTCGATGAGGATCAAATTTATTATGTTCACGGTAAATTTCTTTGCTACAGATGTTTAAGTATAGAGATATTATTTGGAGATGTGAATGCTAAGTGAAAGAGATCGTAAAAGTTTGCTCAAGTTAAAAAAGCAAATCATAGAAGAGTGTCCGCAGTGTCGCGGGATGGATTACCGCTGCAGTTGTGTCGATGCATTTAGGTTTGAATTTAAGAAAGTAAAAGCTAACGTAGCCCCCAAGTATAGAAGCCTGACTTTTGATCAGATCACCCACCCACAGACTGTAGAAGTCAGAAATAAAATAGGAACATACATTACCAATATAGAGAAGAATCTAGAAGATGGTAAGGGATTGTTCTTGTACGGATCTACAGGTCTAGCAAAGACGAGTCTAGCATCCATTGTACTGATGGAAGCTATTCGCCGTGGTCGCTCAGGTTATTTCATAACACTGAACGCATTAGTAGATCTGTACGCAGGTGGCTGGAAAGATGAGGCTATTAAACAGCAGTACGAAGATCTTGTGTTAGGAACTGACATGCTCGTTATCGATGAGGTGGGCAATGAAACTAAAACAAATGTTATGCTCGTTAGCGCGTGCTTTAACGACGTGCTTCGTAGACGCTTTAATAACTTGCAGACGACGATTATAACTAGCAATCTTTATTTCAAGAAGATCAAGGATGTTTACGGCGAAGAAGTGTATTCTATTCTCAACGAGAGCACAACTCAACACGAATTTAAAGGCGTAGACTATCGTCAAGGAACGGCATCATAATGGCAGTAGAAAGAGAATTTTTAAAGAAAGCTTTATTTTCAACGACAGACCTTTCTCTTGCGTCAGAAAAGCAAGTTGAATCGGATCTCATCTTAGACCCTGTCAATAAGAAATTATTTGAAATTGTATCCTGGTATTATCAGAAGTATAGCGCACTGCCATCTACAGATACTCTTAAGATGATCTTAGCGAAGAGTAAGATAGAAGAAACCATGAAGCAGAAAGTAACACTTCTATTTTCTGAGCTAGCCACTTCAACCTACGCAGACAGGCCTCTCACTTTTCTTATCGATGAGTTAAAACAAGACTACAAAGCTTTTAAGCTCCGCGATACGCTGATAGCTTCTGTAGATCATCTCGAGAAGGATAAGATCGTCGATTCGATTAACAGCCTGAAAGAGGGAATTAGTAAGCTAGAACTTATCGGTAGAGATGACGTCCGTGAAGGATATCTCGATAAGTCTGCCGACAGTCGCCTCGCCCACTACACTGATATTAAGACTAACCCTGATAAGTACAAGGGTATACCTATTGGCTGGCCTACATTTGATAGTATCACCAACGGGGTTAGAGGAGGTCAGTTGATGGTAATTATCGCTGCCGTCAAGGAGGGTAAGTCAACTGCCCTGATGAATATCGGGTATAGCGTACACGCAGCGGGCTATAATGTTTTATATGTATCCGTAGAAATGCCTAAGGAGCAAGTTGAGAGACGCTACGACTCTAGAGCGTCTGGTCTAGAGTATAGTAAGATCCGCGACGGTAAGCTTAATCCGATGGAAGAAGAGATATACAAGCAGTGCCTCAATACACAAAAATCTAGGCAGAATAAATTTTATGTAATTGACGCTCACGACTGCAATACAACTCTTATTCGATCCAAGCTTAAGACTTTCCCTCAGAAGTTTGATCTTGTCATCGTCGACTACCTCACAATCGTAAAGCCAGCAGTCAAAGCGACGAGTGGTAGAGATCAGTGGGAGTCAATAGGTAAGGTCACGGAAGAGATTCGCGCTATCGCTAGAGAACTAAACATTCCCATCATTACTGCAGCCCAAGCTAACCGCGACGGTATCAAAGAAGCGAAGTATAAGTACAACGTAGAAAATATTGGTCTATCGCACCTTATCTCGGCACACGCTGATACTCTATTATCCCTTCGTTTAACAGATAGGGACGAATTGGAAGTTAGCGACATTGTTGAGATGACAGCTGCAACGATTGCTATCCGCGATGACAAGGGTTGTCGTTTTACAATCGATGCATGCTTTGGTAAGATGTTAATGGCAGAGAGATTCGTTTCTCCTACTGTCGGCGGCATACCTCTCAATTCTGGCGCACTAGCTTACGCGAAGGGAGAGTCATTCACCGGAGGTCCCGATGTTGTCTAATATATACGCCAAACTAAAGCAGTACTCCTTACACTTCTTCGTATCACTAGTCATCATACTAGGATTGGCTGGGTTCGCTACGCATCTTGAAGACGTGCGTCAGCTCAATGAGCAGATATACCTAATCAGCCACTCACAAGGGAAATTAGTCGTATCGCTACCTCCTAAGAAATCGATCGTCGACCGTATCATTGACAAGAAGGTAATCCCTCCAGCACCTGTACCTACTAATACTATTCACTCCGTTGTTGAAGTTGTTCAGACGAGCACAGCTTGCCCTCCAGTAGTTATTACTCTTCTGAAAGATGGAACTGTCGTTAGTAACAGTCCTGGAATTACTAAGATACTTGTCGAAGATTATACGCAGAGCTTTTTTGGTAATGAGCTCATGCTTAGAGGCGCGGGTCTTATTTATCCTGGTGATAGATTTCATAACAGTAAAATTCAGGGGGATTGGGGTGTACAGGTTAGCTACATGCGCGTGTGGCGCCTATATCCCGACGTGACTCTCGCGCGTCATACCCTAGGCCTAGGATTATCCTACCGCCAAGATACCGGCTTATTCAAGTATATATACGTTGGTGGTGGTTACGGATATCATTTCGAAGACGGATACTGGGGCCCTTACGCTAGCGTCTCCGCAAGAGTATTTTAATAATTACAAACTGTATAAATTTAATATAAGGAGCATTAAAAGTGAGCGAAAGAAATCTGCCAAAAGTATCTCTTACGGAGAATCAGTTCAAGGTCATCAAGGATAAGTATCTGAGAGATGCGCCGAGTGTTGAAGCTTGGCTTGATAAGATCGCACATAACATCGCTTTAGCAGAGATTCTTTTTCACCCAAACGTTGATAAGTGGGGTGCATATAAGGGCGTTAACGTTTCGACAGTAGTAGGCGCCTCCCCTATGACTCTTCTGCATCAGGGACTAATTGATGCGCATGAAAGAGAGTCGAATTTCAATCAACTTATAGGCAACCTTGAGGTAATCTACAACACTATAGAGGAAGCAAGGAATCTGGTT